ATTACAACCTAAGAATGTTACCAGTATACAACCTTTGAGTAGTATACTAAGGAACAAACGATGAAGTTGCATGAAGCCCCTGAGTTATATGAAAAAGTAATCTCTGAAAACGAAGAGGGGACGGAACAAGTCAAATTAACTATAAATACTTTTTACGATACAGAGTATCTGCATCTAAGAAAGTATTATCTCGACTTCGATGGTAACTTCAAGCCATCAAAGGACGGGATAGCAATGAAGCTAGACTTTAACAATTCTAAGGGGTTGTTCGAGGGACTAGTGGAAATATTATCACTAGCAGAGAGTAAGACTATTCTTGAGACGCACTTCAAGGATATTTTAGATGAAATTTACCTTTCCTAAATTTAGTTCTTGACTTTGCTTGTGATTTTTGATATAATATATAAATGGAAAATATAAAAGCAATACTACAGCAAGCCTCGGAAGATTACTATAATGGTAAACCAACGATGTCAGATGAACAGTTTGATAAGTTAGCTACGTATGCTCAGTATGATGAGGTCGGTTTCTCTAGTAGAGACAATAGAGTTCCTCATGCGTTTCAAATGTATTCATTACAAAAGATATTTTCCAATGAGCTTGATAAAAATCCTCTAGGTAATTATAAAGGAGACATTACTGTTTCCCCTAAGTTAGACGGAGCGGCAGTATCATTGCTCTATGTTGAGGGACAACTACACAAAGCCCTTACTCGAGGAGATGGAAAGCGTGGTCTGGATATTACAGACAACATGAAGTCTCTTGTACCTAATTCATTGGGCGAGTTCAAGGGTGCATTGCTACAGGTTACTGGAGAAGTAGTTGCTCCCAAGACTATCAAGAACGCTCGGAATTATGCTGCGGGCGCTCTCAACCTTAAAGATGTGCAAGAGTTTAACAGTAGAGATTTGCGCTTCATAGCTTATGGAGTACAGAAATCTTGGAATGAATGTTGGACTATTGATATGTCTTACCTGAACTCATTTGGATTTGATACAGTTCTGTCTAATGACTGGACTGCATATCCCGATGATGGCTTAGTGTTTCGTATAGATAACTATAAGGACTTTGATTCTCTAGGATATACCTCTAAGCACCCCCGAGGTGCATATGCGTTAAAGCAACGCAATGAAGGAGTTATAACTAAATTAGTTGATGTTATATGGAATGTAGGCAAGTCAGGAGTTGTAGCACCTGTAGCTATTCTTGAACCAATAGAAATAGATGGAGCAGTAGTCAGTAGAGCAACTCTACACAATACTCGCTATATCGAAGACCTAAATTTAGAAATAGGTTGCTTGGTTGAAGTAATTCGTAGTGGAGAAATTATACCTAGAATACTGTCGAGGGCAGATTAATGACTAAAGAAGTTATATTTAGCAAAGAAGAACAAAAAAATAGCAAAAGAATCTACAAAAGCGCCACACCTAAACAAGACCTATCGTGGTATGTTAAGTGGACAGCAAGTTCTTTTCTTATATGTGCTTTTGCTTTTAGGTCAACACAAGAATTTCCTTTTCTAGACTTATGCTTTTCCTTGGTGGGAGTGGCGGGTTGGTTATGGGTAGGGCTTTTGTGGAAAGATAGAGCTTTAATCATATTAAATGCAATAGCAGTATTTATTCTATTGACAGGACTTATTAAAGCCATGTCTCCAATGCTCCTAGCGTGAGCAAAGGAATATATAACGAAACATACTTCGAGAATAACCCTGAAGAAAGGGATAGAGAAGGAGTGCTTTACGGAATAGTACTAGTAAACACAAAGACATTCGAGAGAGAATGTATCAAAGTAGGAATAGCCAGTGGAAAAGATTGGCGACATATTATAAAGCGTAGCAGGGGTTTCAGAGGATATGATATTCGTATTCAAAAGGTCTGGAGCAGCACACTTTATAATGTGTGGGCACATGAACTGTACCTACATGAAATGTATAAGCAAGATAAATATGTTCCAATGTTTAAGTTTGGAGGTCATACTGAGTGTTTCAAAATTGATTCCCTCATTCTTCAGGACTTTCCAAAAAATAAATCTTGACATGGAAACTGAATTTTGTTATAATATATAAATAGAAATTAAGAGAGAACACATGAAGCAAATAGTCCCGCCAACGCACTGTCCATCTTGTATGACAGAACTTGAGTGGGTAAAAGACCAGCTTTATTGCAATAACTCTAATTGCCCAGGCAAGACGAGTAAAAAGATTGAGCATTTTGCTAAGACTCTCAAAATTAAAGGTCTCGGACCTCGCACAGTAGAAAGACTACAAATTTCAGATTTGCACGACCTCTATGAGCTTCCATTAGAAATAATGATTGAAGCATTGCAATCCGAAAAGTTAGCAGTTAAACTGAGTAGAGAAATCGAAAGTAGTAAAGTAGTAGACTTAGTCGAGCTTTTACCCGCTTTCTCTATAAAACTAATTGGGAATACAGCATCTCGTAAGATATGTTCCATTGTTAAGCACATTGATGACATTAACGAAGATACTTGTTCCGAAGCAGGTCTAGGACCAGCTGCTACAGAGAATTTACTAGATTGGTTAATCGAAGAATTTACCAATGGATATGACAGACTACCTTTCAGTTGGAAACAAAGGGAAGCTTTAGTAACTAATACAGGAACTAAAGGAGTGGTTTGTATCACAGGAAAACTCAAAAGCTATAAAACAAAAGCAGCCGCAAAACAATATTTAGAAACAATGGGCTATCTTGTTAAAAGCAGTTTGACTAAAGATGTTACAATCTTAGTAAACGAAAGTGGTATAGAATCCGCTAAAACACAGGCAGCCCGAGATAAGGGCGTATTAATAATAACAAACTTAAAAGAAATATAGGAAACCAAAATGGCATTACCAAAATGGACAGACGAAAGAACACAACAATTAGTGGACTTCGTTGGAAACACATCACCTATCTCTCAAGCTATGGTTGCTGATGCAGCCGCTGAATTAGAAACTTCAACAAGAAGTGTCTCTTCTAAGCTTAGAAAAATGGGTCACGACGTAGAACTTGCATCTTCAGTATCAAACAGAACATTCTCTGAAGACCAAGAAGCTACTTTATCACAATTTGTATCTGATAACTCAGGTCAATACACATATGCAGATATCGCATCTTCATTCGAAGGTGGAGAATTCTCTGCTAAATCAATACAAGGCAAAATTCTATCAATGGAATTAACTGGCCATGTAAAACCAGCTGAGAAGCCAGAATCTGTTAGAACTTACTCTCCCGAAGAGGAAGCTACATTTACTACTATGGTAAATGGTGGGTCTTTCGTAGAAGAAATTGCGGAAGCTCTAGGCAAATCTGTTAACTCTATCAGAGGAAAAGCACTTAGCTTGCTAAGAAGTGGCGATATTAACGCTATTCCAAAGCAAAAAGAAACTAAAGGTTCTAGCAAAGCTGATCCTTTAGCTGAAGTCGGTGACTTAGACAGCATGACTGTAGAAGCTATTGCTGACGAAATTGGCAAAACTGTAAGAGGAGTTAAAACTATGTTGACAAGGCGTGGTTTAACATGTTCCGATTACGACGGAGCCGCTAGAAAAGAAAAAGCATCTAGCTAATTCATTTCTTAAATCTTGAGCAGGGGACTTATCCTCTGCTCTTTTTTATCTGGGAGGGTAGACTTTGAACTTAACTTCAGCTCTGTTGAAGCAAATTATTACGCAAGAAGATTTTGAATCTTGGGGAAACCTTAGAATCAATTATCTATCTGGCGAGTATCAGTCCTTGCATAAGGTAATAGATACACACATAAAAAATTTCAGTAGTCTCCCAACCTTTGAAGACCTTAAACTATCCATTCGTGATAGAAAACTACAAGAAAAAGTATTTGCAATCGAAGCTGTTGAGGTCGATATCGACGCTTGGGTTTTACTTGAGTACTTAAAAAATGAGTACACACAAGTAGAAATACTAGATGAATTAGATAAATTCATAGATAAAACTGTAGCGATATCTTCAGCAGAAGAAAATGTAGAAGCAATCCAACAGATTGTTTTAGATGTTGGCGAAAGAGTCGACTTAAAAGCTCCCGAAGAAAACATGCAAACAATTCCTTTGTTTGATTCCGAAAAAGACCTTAAGAGATTCTTACCTCTTGGCCTCAATGATGATTATGACCAGTTCATGAAGTTTTCTCCCAGAGACCTCATACTAGTCGGTGGTCGTAGGGGTGCTGGTAAGTCTATTGCTTGTTGTAATATTGCACATAATGTGTATGAACAAGGCAAGAGTTCTCTTTACTTCACTATAGAAATGGACGCTCGTTCAATTCTACAAAGAATGTGTGCCTTAGGTGCGCGTATTCCTATTTCACGACTTGCTACACGAAACTTAACAACTGTTGAGTGGGATAGAGTAGCAAACTGGTGGGCAGGAAGATTCCAAGATGGAGTAGAATTACTATCCGAATTCAAGGACACAAGGGACTTTGACGCATTTCATACAAAACTTCAGACTAAACCACTAAATGATGGTCAAATGGATGTTGTGTATGACCCGACACTTACTTTATCTCGTATTAGACAAGAGTTAGAAAGTAAAGTGTCCCAAACAGACTATGGGGTTATTGTAGTTGATTACTTAAACCAAGTAAAACGCTCCAATGCTCCTAGTCGCTCAGGACAATATGACTGGACAGAGCAGATAGAAGTCAGTAAGACTCTGAAAAGTATTGCACAGGAGTATGAAATTCCTGTGTTTGCCCCTTACCAAACCGATAGCACAGGTGAGGCAAGATTCGCAAAAGGTATTCTCGATGCAGCAGATGCAGCCTTTA